ATGACAAAAGTAGAAGCTATTGTTCAAAAGATGATAGATAGACCTTACTATCTTCTTATGGGAGCTGGTAAATTATCTGTCGCTTTCAATTGTACACGAGACGAAATCTATCAGGCGAAGATAGAGACTCGTAAATTACAACAAATGGTTCAAAAGAAAGAAGAAGAGAAACCCCAATTTATATTAAAATCCAAGTGGCAATCAGCCTCTGGTGAATGGTTAGAATCGTATCGGGCTATAGATGAAAAAGATAAACAAGTCGAACCAGCCGATATATTAAAAGTAATTGAAACTACATTACAGAGTATAGAACCTGTTCGACTTGATTTTACTCAATATGATTCTACAACAGCGTTAAATGTATGGATTGCAGATGAACATATTGGAGCAGATACAAAAAATGGATTATTTGACAACGAGTATGATTTTGAAGAACTTAACAACAGATTTGATAAGATTGTTCAGGAAATTTCAGCTTTGGCTTTCTTTGTTGGTGGATTTGACCAGATTAATCTTGGAATATTGGGTGATACTTTTGATGGTTGGGATGGAGAAACTACAAGGGGCGGACATAAACTTCCTCAATCTTTAGATAATAGACAAGCATTTGCTACCTTTTTGAATGTGTATATTCGTTTTATTGATGCACTGGTAGTCTTGAATCTTAGCAATAAGATTCATTTTTATTTTATAGCCAATAGTAATCATGGTGGAGATTTTGATTACATTGGATATAAAACATTGGAACTCTATATGTTACACAAATATCCAGATATCAAAGTAAAGATATTTGAGAAATTTGTGAATCATTTTGAATACGGATGTCATACGTTTGTGATTTCACACGGTAAAGATCAGGAAAATAGAAAATATGGATTTCCTCTTACAATTAATGAGCAGACAAAGAATTTTATTTCAGATTATATGAAATTGAATCCAATGCAACCTCATGTACATTTTGTAAAAGGAGATCTGCATAGGTCTAATCTTGATTTAGACAGGATGTGTAGTAGTCAATCATCTTTTACTTATCAGAATGTTGCCTCTGTTTTTGGGGCTTCTAAATGGATCATGGAGAATTTTGGGTCTACCATGCCTATTGTAGATTACGACATTGTAAGTAAAAATGACTACAGAGTAATGAGAGGACATATTTATCTTAAGTAAAATGTTTTCAACACAATTTTCTGAGATAATTAAACTCAATAACGCAGGAGAGTTGATTATCTTACAGCAAGTCAAAATTAGGAAATTGTTCGGAATAAGGATATCAAAATACACTTATATGAAGGAAGTAGATGATACAGAAGTACTTGGAACACTTCCTTCTAAGTCTCAGGTAATTGGATTCGTTGCACCTTCTATGATTAATACAAGAGGAGTTGAGGAACAAAATGAAGAAAGTAAAAAATTAACGAAACCTATTAGGAAAACACTTGGCAGATAGTATTTTTTCATTTACTTTTGTATAGTATTTTAAACATCTGCTGTCGTATAATGGCGAGTATGTCAGATTGTCGATCTGAAGGTTGGAGTTCGAACCTCCCAGTAGGTGCAGAGAGTTAAAAAATGAAGAAGAAGAGTTTTAATTTAATGAAGAAGAAGAGTTTATGAAAAAAATTTGTTATTTGGCCGGAGGTTTTCATTCCGAATGGCAAGAAGATACCATTAAATTTGTAGAAAATTTAGACTTTTACACTCCAAAAGGTAAATGTTTAACTACACATGGGCGTATTCCTATAGCTTCTAGTGGTATACTTGATGAAAATAATGTATATAAAGATACATTATCCGGCGAAGAATATTCTTGTTGGGATTTATATGCAATTAGAAATTCCGACATTGTGTTTGTGTATGGAGAAAAATCAAATCCGGGTTTTGGATATTTAATGGAAGCTGCTTATGCTTTTGCGTTAGGTAAAACGGTTGTAATGTGCATTGAAACACCACACGAAAAAATTCCAGATAGATACTTTGATTTCGCAAAAGCGTTTAGTAGTGTATTTTTTACTGATTATGAATCAGCAATTAACTTTTTACAATTATTGTAATGGAATTAACTAGAAAAAAATTAATAGAAGAAGTACAAGTTAGAGCTAATTATGTACTTATACACGGAGAGATCAGAAAGTTATCATCTGGACTTGTAATGGCAGGTAATAATGAACACATTGATGCAGATATTTATGATATTCATGTTGTTAAATGCGGACCTAATGTAACCGATTTAAAACCAGGCGATGAAATCTTTTTATCAAGTCTTTCTGTTGAACCTGTTCCTGTTAAGGAATGTCCTGATCTTAAGCAAGAATTTTACGGATACACCCCAGAGAGTTTCATAAAATTATTTATCCGTCATGAAAATTCCAGTAAAGAGTAACGAAAAGAAATATTTCAGACAAGTTCTGGAATTTCTATCGCCTTTAGCACCTTTTAGTACAATAAGTGGGAGAGAAAAAGATGTTCTCTCCCAATTATTATATTTTAATTGGACCGTTATTGATCTTCCTAAAGAAGATAGGGATGCTTATGTGTTTAGTAAAGCAGTTAAGGAAAAGATGCGAAAAGATTTGAATATCAGCAAACCTTCTTTTGATAATCAAATGGCAGCACTTAGAAGAAAAAGTTTCATTACTTATAATTCTATTGTTCCTAAGTTTGAGATTAAAAATCTTGACACAGAGTTAGTATTTAAATTTGTAGTAGATTAATGCGAAGAGTATGTAGTTTTATAGAATCAAACGAGTCCTTTTTACCAAGACTAATTGCTTGTTATAATGTAATTGAAAAACTTACAAGACGAAAATTAGAATTACGAATTAATGCTCTTTTGATTGAAGAAAAATGGGAAATAATAATATACGATGTATCTTGATGTTAAGTTTTTTAAGAATATAATCCGCATGTTGGAGACTAATCATAATTTAGTCAGACCAATGGAAGAAGTGACGGAAGCATGGAAATTTCATGTAGATAAGACCATTATGCAATGTAAAGAGATCATTGCTGCTGCAGAGTTTCAAGAAGAGAGAGAAGCATTATTTCAACAATTTGATGAGATTGTTACAAGATTAGATACACTGGGTTGGTATCCGATTCTTAAGAGTGAATCTTATATTGAAGATAATAATGAAGAGCAAGATAGTTAAAGTTGAAATTCACTCTGTTGCACTAAATCATCTTTTACCTGATTTTGTAGTAAATGATATTGTTGAATCGGCGTTTCATATGGTAAATGATATGATTGAAAGTTCTAATAGAGAAGCTGTAGATTTTCCAACTATATCATTAATAAATTTTGGAAAGTTCTATGTATCAGATCAAAAGAAAGAATATTTAAAAAAAAGAAACTAGAAGATGAAAGTAGAGATAGACAATCAGAAAGAGGAGTTAATCCTTCTGGAGACAGTGAGTATTGAAGATTTAATTACTTTTATTCACGAACACAAATTGGAACATTATAAGATTTCGTGTAGAAATACAATTCAAATTATTGAAAAAGAAACAATCAATAACCCACAAATCTTTCCAACTCCAATATATCCGCAAATTCCTTATTATACAAAACCTACAACTGGAGATCCGTTATCTTATGAACCTTCTATTATTTGGATGTTTTAAATAGATAAAGAATCTCCTATGTTTATTTGGAGTTCTAAAAATTTAGGTTTATAATTATATGAATTTATTCGAATTAAATAATGAACATAGGGTCATTATTCAACCAGAAGCATATGCGTTGGAGCCCTTTAAAAAAATATGGGATCGAGACAAAACTAAAGATAAGTCAGTAGCTATTGCCGAACTGGCTTATATTTATTATACGTGTGATTTTAAATCAGATTTTCGTACTATTAGCGACATACAAAAAAGAAGTGAAGAAATAAAGAAATATTTAGGATTTCCTAAAGGACATACAATCGATAATGTAGTAAAAGTTGCAATGGATTTTTATTTAGATAAGAGTAGTACAGTTACTATGTTATTATTGGATGATATTTATATTTCTATAGATAAACTCAGAGAATATTTTCGCGGAGTAGATTTATTAGAATATGACGATAAGGGTAAACCTGTTCACGATGTAACTAAATTAACTCGTAGTATTGAATCTGTTGCAAAAATTATAGAGAGTCTAAAACTCTTGGAAGATAAGGTTCGTGGTGAAATGATCGATAAGGGTTTGAGAGCTGGTAGAAAGAAAGGTATGTACGAAGATGCTTAATAGCCAAGAGATTGCCGATATTATTCAAAGGGAAATTGTTGACGAATTACCTTCCGATATATATAGTGATATCGTTGAAGCAATAGATCAAATTGCTTTATTAAGTAACTTCTTAAATCCCAAACGATTGAGAGCAAAGGATCTTGAAAAAGATCATAAAGGAAGAATTATTGTCGATATTACCAAACCACATATTCTTGAAAATACAAATTATTTTAGACCTTTAGCGTTATATTTTCAGAAACATGGTTGTTATACGCATATATTTCCAAATCCAGCACCTGCATCAGAATATCGTCAATTCTGGGATGAACAAAGAAGAAGATGCATTGATGGATATATAAGAGAATCTGATGGTGAATGGATTCCCGGATATTATTATTTTTATTTGAATTTTTCTCCTATTCTTTTAACTAAAGTAATAGAAGGTAATGATTCTAAAAGCAATACAATACGATCGGAAAGAATCGTGGATTTTCCTGATTTTTGGGATGGAGATTATTTGTTTTTTCATTATGTAGAACAAGGAGAGAGAGATGGAGAATATGGTAACGTATTAAAAACCAGAGGTAGAGGATTTTCTTTCAAGGTGGGTTCTATGTTTGCGCGAAATTATTATTTCTTTGCAAAATCTCGTTCTTACGCAATGGCGAGTGAAACAGAATATTTGATTAAAGACGGTATTTTAACTAAATGTTGGGATGTACTGGATTGGGTAGATGAACATACCCCGTTTGTAAAAGCAAGAGATAAAAAGAATACAGATTTACATAGAAGAGGTTCTTATATTGATCCGGAAGATAAACTTGAGAAAGGTTCAAAATCTGAGATTATTGGAGTCACTCTTAAAGATAATCCACAAAAAGCCAGAGGTAAGAGAGGTAAATTAATTGGATGGGAAGAATCCGGAGCATTTCCACATCTGGCAACTGCTTGGTCTATTGCGCGAATGTCTCTTGAAGATGGGCGTAGAGTGTTTGGTTATATGTGTGCTTTTGGTACAGGTGGTACAGACGGAGCTAATTTTGAGTCTGCGTTAAAATTCTTTTACAATCCAGACGGATATAGAATTAAGAAAGTACAGAATGTATATGATAAAACTCGTGGACAAGGATATTGTACTTTTTTCTTTCCAGAATATATGAATCGTGCTGATTGTTATGATAAAGAAGGTAATTCTTTAGTAATGAAAGCATTAGTAGAAATCTTTGTAGATAGAAAGAAAATTAAAGACGGTACTACTGATCCACACGCTTTAACTCAAGAAAAGGCAGATAGACCTATTACACCAGAAGAAGCAGTAATGAGAAAAGAAGGAACTCTTTTCCCTGTTGCTGATTTAAAAGAAGTTAGGGCTATGATTATTCCACAATTAGATAAATTTGTTTCCGGACATTATATAGGAGATTTAATTATTAATTCTGAAGGATTAGTTAAATGGCAACCTAATCCCGAATTACGAGTAGTACGAGAATTTCCAATTAGAGATAATCTCAATAAAATCGGTGCTCTCGAAATATTCGAATTACCCAACGATTATAAACCCAGAGGTAGATATATTGTGGGAATTGACCCTGTTGATGATGATCATTCTACAACCAATTCTTTATGCTCTTTATTTGTATTTGATACGTTTACAGATAGAATTGTTGCTGAATATACAGGAAGACCTTTATTTGCTAATGATTTCTACGAATTAGCACTTAGAACATTAAAGTTTTATAACGCAATCGGTAATTATGAAAATGACAAAAAGGGTTTATATGGGTATTTTCTGCAAAGAAATTGCTTACATCTTTTATGTGATAATCCAAGAATTTTATCCGAAATGGATATGATAAAGGGAGAGAATTATGGTAATAAGAAAAAAGGTACTCCTTCTGGAGTAAGAATTAATCAATGGGGAAGAAGATTACAAAGAGATTGGATGTTATCAAAAGCCATTAGTTCGGATGAAACCGAAATGCTCAATTTACACAGAATAAGAAGTATTGGTTATATAGAGGAATGTATTGAGTGGAATATAGACGGTAACTTCGATAGAGTATCGGCAATGGGTATGTTAATGATTCTAAGAGAAGAAATTAGGAAATATAGCGATAATTTAAAAAATACTGATAATACTCCAAAGAGTTCATTTAGAGAGAGTATGCAGAAATTTATCCAGAATGATATTAGCTATAAATCTGGCTCTTTTCAACCACGCTTTCCTTTCAATTAACAAACTTTATGAGAAATCCTATTTTATCTTTGTAGAAAATTTTTTGATATGAACGGTTTATACAAAGAGGTTGTATTTCCAAGACAAAGGATTTCTACTAACCAAAAAACAAAAGTATGGTTTCAGAAGTGTATTGATGCAGCTATCAATAATACAGTAACCATGTATACTCGCGAACCTAATCGTAGGTCACGACATCAAAAATCAGTTCTTCGTAATCTTGCTGATGGTAAACTTGATCCTAAAGATATCGAGAATAGTACTGCTTTCGCAGATTATCAAAATATAGGTACTTATCAGAAATTACAGAATTATCCTTTAGCTAAACCAAGAATAGATTTACTAGTCGGTGAATCAGCCAATAGAAGATTTGATTGGATGGTTAGGGTATTAAACGATGATTCTATTTCCGAAAAAGAAGAACAAATTAAAGATAGATTATTTACCATTTTAACTGAAGCGATTCAGAACCCTAATTTATCTGATGAGGAACTTAATAAAAGATTAGTTAAACTGGAGAGATGGAAAAAATATGAATTACAAGATGTTCGTGAAAGAAGAGCTTCTCATATTTTAACACATCTGTTTAGAGAAATGCATCTTGATCTTTTATTTATGCAGGGTATGGATAATGCTTTAGTGGAAGGGGAAGAAGCATATTGTGTCGATGTAGTTGCAGACGAACCTATTGCAAGACGAGTAAATCCACTTAATATATACACAATCAGATCTGCAGATAGTATTTATTTGGAAGATTGTGATATTATTGTAGAAGATGAATATAAACCAATAGGTTATGTAATAGATACTTATTATGAATATTTAACTCCTAGTGATATCGATAAGATTGAAGGAAAAAGTAATGGTATCTCTACTGGAGATAATATTGGATTTACCAATACTTATCCTGCTCTTCCATCTGCTATGTTTGTAGATGATCTTTCGACAGATACAGAATGGAGAGATTTCTTTGCTTATGGTTCTTCTCTACCTTTTGGTGGAGCTTTTGATACAAATGGAAATGTAAGACATAGTCGTGTAGTGTGGAGATCTCTTAGAAAGTTAGGAATTGTTGAACGATACGATGAGAATGGTATTCCCGATGATGAGATTGTGGATGAATCTTATGTAGTTGATCCTTCTATGGGAGAAAAAGTAAGATGGTTTTGGGTAAATGAATGGATGGAAGGTACCCGTATTGCAGAAGATATTTATGTAAAAATGCAACCAAGACCTATCCAATTTAGAAGAATGGATAATTTGTCTGCTGGAGGCTCTGGTTATGTAGGAACTATTTATCCTGAGTCTTTAATGGAAATATTAAAACCATATCAGTATCTTTATATTCTGATTATGGAACAATTTAAGAAAGCATTAAAAGCTTTCCGTCCACCAATGGTAGAATTGGATTTTGCTAAAGTACCTGACGATTGGACATTTGAACAATGGATGTATTACGCTGAACAAAAAGGATGGTTAGTTGTAGACTCTTTCAAGGAGGGAACCAAAGGCGAATCAACTGGTAAATTGGCTGGTAATTTCAATACTACAGGTAAATCCTATAACAATCTGGATATGGGAACCTATATCAATCAATTGGTTGTAATGTTACAATTTATTGAGAGACAAATTGCTATTATTTCCGGTGTAACAGATCAGAGATTAGGACAAATCGATAATAGAGAAACAGTAGGTGGTGTTGAAAGATCGGTAACTCAAAGTTCTCATATTACAGAAAAATTATTTAAGTTACATGATAATACCAAACTACGTGTATTACAGGCATTACTTGAAACTGCTAAATATGCTTGGCGTAATAAAAAATCAAAGAAAGTTCAATATGTATTAGATGATTTATCTACTCAATTATTTGAATTAGATGGTCAGCAATTCAACGAATCTGAATATGGATTGTTTGTTACTAACGCCACACAGGATACACAACTATATGATTCAATCAAGAGTCTTGCGTTAGGTATGATTCAAAACGATAAGATGAATATGAAAGATTTGATGACTATTCTTACTTCACCAAGTATTGCTGTAATGAGAAGAGAACTTGAGTTATCAGAAGAACAAAGAGATAAACAAGCTCAGGAACAATTCCAAGCAGAACAAGAAACAGCAAGAATGACTATTGAACAAAGAAGTACAAGCGAACAATTAGAAAGAGATTTAATTGAGAGAAATAATATAAGAGATAATGAGACTAAATTACTCATTGCTCAACAGTCTGGAAAGAAAGAAATTGAAACAGAACTTCCCGAAAATGACGATAATGTAGCTTTACAGAAATTAAGACAAGAGAGAGAAAAATATACTCGCGATCTTGATTTAAAGAAAAAACAATTAGATGAAACTATTCGTCATAATAAGGAAACAGAGACAACACAACGAATAAGTGCTAAGAAAAAGCCGAGTACTTCTAATAACTAATGTGCTATAATTTCAACAAAAAGACTAATAAAAAACATTAGATAATAATAAAAAAAGAGTGATTTGTTTATATATTTGCAACATAATTAAAAAAAATAACAATGGCTAAAAAAGAAGAAGAAGAAGTCTCGTTATTTGATGATTTAGATTTTGCTGGTTTTGATGAAGATGAAGATACTTTTATCCAAAAAGCAGATGATAAAGAAGATGATAATGAGGATAAGGAAGATATAAAGAAAAAGAAAACTCCAGAAAAGGAGAATGAGTTCTTTGAAGTTGATTCAGATGAGTCTGAAGAAGAAACAGATACGGATACAAAGGTAGATGAAGAAGAACAAGAAGAGAAAGAAAAAGACGCAAAACACAAGAAGGATACTCCCTCTGACAAAAACTCTTCTTCTTCATTTTTACAGGTTCTCGCCAAATCTTTGTATGAAGAGGGAGTACTTTCTTCTTTTGATGAAAAAACAGAAATAAAAAAAGCATCTGACTTTATTGAAATAATCAATAATGAAATTGTAACAAGCGTAGAAGCTTATAAAGCAGAACTTCCTGAAGAGATTAAAACTCTGATTGATGTATATGAAGAAGGAGTTCCTCTTGATAAGTTATTGAATGTTAGATCTAAAAAGATCGAATATTCTCAAATTGCAGCAGATAAGTTATCAGAAAATGAAGATTTGATGAAACAACTTATTCGTGAAGATTTAAAGAATAGAGGGTATGAAGATGATGACATTAAAGAAAAACTCTCTGATATTGTAGCTCTTGATAAAACAGAAATAGAAGCCAAAAAAGCATTATCTTCTCTGAAAAAGAAACAAGAGAATGATGAAAAAACTCTTGTTGAATCTGAAAAGAAAAGAAGAGACGAAGAGATTAAAAAGAGAGATGCCAATATTGTTGCAATGAAAGATGCAATAGAAAAGACAAGCGAATTTGCTGGTATACAACTTACCAAACAACATAAACAGGAAATATTCAATAATTTGATGAAACCTGTTGGTGAACTTAGTGGAAGACCAGTAAATGCGATTACTAAAGCTCAGGCTGAGAATCCTGCAGAATTTCAGAAAAATCTCGCAATGGCGTGGACATTAACAAAAGGTTTTACTGATTGGAGTTCTTTTGGTAAAGTAACTAAGAGCAAAACCTTATCAGAACTAGAAGAAGCAGCAAGAAAGACAGCAGAGAAAATTAAACCGGGAAAAGTAGTTCGTGGAGAAATAGATGATGAAGATAACGAATCTCCCGGTGGATTTTTAAAGAATATAAGACTATAAAACCCTTTTTTAATTAATATTATATGAAACTCTTATTGCAAGAATTTCAGCCTAAAGAATGGGGTGGGTTGACAACCGCTAATCACCTTGGAGCAGCTTATTTGACTGAACCTCAGAAAGCTTCTAAGATGGTAACGCTAATCTGGCAACAAAACTCAAACTTTGCTGATCTTGGAGACTATCTTAGTAAGATAGCTACTCCTTTGTATCTGGATACAGATGATATGTTTACTTGGGACTTAATGGCTGGTGGAGAAAAAAATATTCCATTGGTTGAAGCTCGTGTAGACGGAACTGCTGTTACTGCTAGCTCAAAAGCTGGTATTGGTTATTCACAATTTGAACTCGTATTTAATGAAGCTTATTTCTTCGATGTTAACATCATCATAGGACATAAGCACGAATATCAAATTCAAATTCTAGAAGAACCTGTTGCTGAAGGTACTAATTATGTTTACAAATGCAGTCTGATAACTGGCGATCCAAGTTTATTCATTCCTTATGAAGAACTGGTTGTTGGTAAAAGATTTAGCAAATTGTTCTCTGGTGTTGAAGCAACATTGTCTAAAAAAGGTGGTAAAGTAAATTATACTTCACCTTTTAAAATGAAGAACTATTTCTCTCGTTTGAGAATGGAAGATGTAGTTCCAGGTAATATGATTTCCCGTCCTCTTGGTGTTTCTTTCCAATTGAAAGAACATAGAAGCGGTGAAGTTAAAACTGTTACTACTTGGCAAGATTATCGTGATTGGGAATTTGAACGTCAGTACAGGTATGAAAAGAATAATATGATTTATTATTCAAGACTTAATGTTGCTGCTGATGGTACTTTCAAAAATAAAGGTAAGTCGGGTTATGAATATGAGCAGGGTGCTGGTATCCGTCAACAGATTGAATCAGCTAACACTGTATTCTATCCTACGGATAACTTTGATGTTGATTGGGTAACTAATCTGTTACTCGATCTGTCAATTAACCGTAAACCTTTCGATTCAAGGGAATTTGTATTTAGAACTGGTGAACGTGGTATGGTTCAGTGGAGCAGAGCTCTTGAATCAAAAGCACAATTGTATACTCCATTACACGATAGTACTCGTATTATTGCTAATGGTAATACAATGACCTATAAAGGACAGTTCCTTGAGTATTGGGGACCGCAAGGTATTAAGATCACTATTATGCACGATCCAATGAAAGATGATTCTATCACTCATAAGATTCTGCATCCTAATGGTGGTCCGGCTGAATCCTATACCTATGATATTCTTGACGTTGGTACATCTGATGGTGAACCTAACATTAGAATGGTATTCCAGAAAGGTATGGAAGATATTCGTGGATATGAGCCTGGTCTGCGCGATCCTTTTACTCCTAACGGTAAGATGAAAATCATGAGTACTTCAACCGATGGTTATAAACATCACAGAATGTTTGTTGGTGGTGCTATGGTTAAAGATCCGACCCGTTGCTTAGTGCTGAAACCAAACGTATTAGCATAATTATTTTGAAGGGTACGATACATATCGTGTCGTACCCTTTTTTTACTTTTTAACATTACAACGAAATGAAGAAAGAAGAGTTAGAAGATGTAATGGTCGAGAATCCGTTGCAGAACAAGAAGATAGCTATTTGTCCTATTTATCGTGAGGGAGGATGGCTTACGAAAATTAATAAAAATCACGATGGAGCCTTCCTGTTTACAGGTGCGAAATTTGGCATTAAAGGTGTTCCTTATGATGCATCCAAGAGAACGTATGTTGATCCATTGACAGACGAAGAAAAGAAATATTTTGTTCAGCCTGAAGTTGGTTTGGGAATTAAAATCGAAGATTTATCTATTCACAAAGAAAAGAATTTCTGGTCAAAATTTGAAGTTAATTTAACTCGTGATCCTATCGTACTTGATTTGAATAATCCACTCGATTATCTGAGATATAAATTTTTGCTTTGTCAAAAAGATATTATTTCTCCTACTTGGGGAAAAAGATTCGAGAAAGGTACTTATAAATTTAGTATTAAGGACGATGAAGCAGATCAAGAAGAAGCTATCGGCAATATTGATCTGGAAATGGAAGTAATGAGTTATTTCAACAATATCCAGAATTCTATTAGAAAAATGTCAGCATTGCTTACCATGTATTATGCAAAAACGAATCAGGCAAAAAGAGTTCCGGCTAATGCTACGACTTCTTTTTTAAAGACAGAATTGCATAAACTTATCAAAAGCAACTTAAAAGATATTCATGATATTATATCCGATCCACATTTGAATGAAAGAGTACTTGTTACTCAAGCAGTTGAAAGTGGTGCTATCAGTAAATTATCTGCAAGCGAATATCAAATTGTAGGTGAAGAAGATAAATTAAATTTGAGAGAACTCTTAGAGTTCCTTCGTAATAAGAAAAACCAAGCCATTCGTGCTAAGATTGAAGCTCAGTTAGAAAATCAAGCATAATGACATCAGCTCAAATGATTACTAATTTTCTCTTGGAGTATGACAGGGTATCATCCCTGTCAGCTCCAGGATATGAAAATTCTGAAATTTTATATTTTTTGAATAAATCTCAATTTGATCTGGAAGATCAATTGTATACATCAAAACAATGGGGACTTCTTACTTCTCTTGTAAAAACACAAACGTATGCTAAGGGAGGAGGGTGGACTGCAGCACTTAGATATGATAGTACAGTAGAATTAGACTTAACGAGCGGAACTAGTAGATTTCTATATTATATTAATGCGTATTGTTCTGTAACAAGAAGTGGATTTCCAACTATTAGTAATGCTAAAATATTACGAGCAGAAAATATTACAAAAGAACAAGTTCCACAATTTGTAGCTGCTGGTTTAAGTGTTCCTATCTTTAGATTTCCTAAAGCATATTGGGATGGAATAAAATTATTAATCATGTATGATGGATATACTACAATGGGTGATAATATTTATGTGGAATATTTAGCTAGACCTAAAACATTAGTAACATCCGTATCTGATGTTGATAATGAAGCAACCACTTGTGAATTACACGAGAGTCTTCATGAAGAAATTGTAACTCGTGCAGTTAAATTTGCTCTTACAGCAACCGATCCACAAAAAGCAGCATTAACCACTCAAATTAATAACGCATGACCGTAGCAGAAATGAATCATAGTTTTCTATTGAAAGCGAAAGTTTTAGATAGAACTGACATACCAAATCCTCTGTCTTTTGATACTATTGCTTTATTGAATGTAGCGCAAAATATGGTTATGGATGAATTAGTAAATGCTAAGAGATTTGATCTATTAAGACCAGTTACTGAATCTGTTTTAACCGCAAAAGCAAGTTTTGAAGCAACTTATAATCCGGGAATTAATACGGATGGAGATAGTACAAATGTTCCAGTGGGTGTAATCAAATTGAGTTCTCTGTCTACCAGTGTTATGTCTTATAGAAATTATGTAAGAAGTCAATCTAAAGTAACTCGTACAGTTGCTCCAACAATTGCTAGTGCAATCTTTGTACAAAATGAAGAAATTCCTAAAGAATTACTTAGCGATTTTGAGACTAGTGGAGTCAATTATCCTATTTTTTCAAATCCAAAATGTTTTGTTGAAGGAGATTATTTGATTGTAGTTGCTGATTATTATACAGATATTACACATATACTTACGACAGTTATACGATATCCTAAAGGACTTGATCTATCAACAGCCAATACTACATTAGCAACAACATCGGAATTACCTACATTGGTTCACGATATGATTGTTGACAAGGCTGTTCAATTATATAACGAAACTATTAATATCAACGATTTAAAGAGAAAGGAATAAGATATGTTAGTAGTTGATATGCAAAGAAATTTATTTCTTAAAATACATTCTCTTGATCGTACCGAAATTAAAGATATTAAATCATACGATACTTTAGCTTTATTAAATCAAGCGCAAGAAATATTAATTGATAAATTAATCGCAGAGGAACGATATGGTGATTTAAGACCCATTACGGCTAATTCTGTTGTAGCGTCTGGTAGTTTTGTAACATCTGGAACTTTTGAATCTGGTATTGATGGAGCAAAGGTTGTAGATTTAGCCGCACTTACTGCCTATCGTACTTATCTCAGATCTCAATCTAAGTTGACAAGAACATATGCACCTACCGTTGCTGCAGGTACTTATACTCAAAACAAACCCATTAGAAAAGAAGATGTATTTAGGTTTGAAACAAACGGAACCAATAAACCTATTTTTCCAAATCCAAGAACTATTGTGAATGGAAAATATCTTATTGTAATTCCAGACGGATATAGTACAATTACTGATATTGATGTTATATATGTGAAAACTCCTACTGCTTTGGTTATTAGTACTCCGGCATCTGATACATCAGAACTTCCTGCTTATTTACATGCACAAATTGTAGATATAGCTGTAGAGTTATCGAGACAGACAGTAAACATTAATGATATTAAAAATAGATAAAGATGAATGCAGTAGAAATGCAACACAGTCTCGAAAGTAAAATAAGAGGATTAAATATTGAAGAAATATTCTTCGATACTTATCGTAGTCAAAAATTACTTAATGAAGCACAAGATAAATTTGTAGATAAATATGCTCCTTTATATGATACAAGTGAAGAAGCGAGAAAAAAATTAGACGTGTTGGTAAAACACGCTGCTCCTACAATTAGTGCTGCGGGTGCTTCAAATTTAATAAACGGTTATTTTGTAACTCTTCCAACAGATACTAGATGGATATTGATGGAATTGGCTACAACATCTACTGCAGTATTAAAAGTAAAACCAATCAAATATGATTCATACTTGATTGAAAAAGACAATCCTTTTAAAAAACCTGATTCTTCTCTAGTATGGAGAATAGATTATGGTGCTGGTTCTTTACAACACGAATTAATTACCGATGGTGTAGTAACACTTACCGAATATAAAATAAGATATATTTCAAATCCATCCGCAATTGATTTGTTTGCTAACACATCTTGTTCTTTGTTAGCTAAAGATCATGAAGAAATTGTTAATATTGCTTTATCTTTACTCAACATAAAACAAAATGAATAAGATCATGTATAATTTGTTCTCCAATAAAGCAAGAATGGAATATATTAAAAATCAAGAAGAGGTTGTAACTCAAGTAAAACAATCATTTGAAAAACTAGTTATTACACTTAAACAAAAAGAACAAAATAATACATTCTTGAGTAAATTTGTAAGCGATACAAATTGTTATTTATATGTATCTAGAATATCAGATCATAAAATTGTATGGATTAGTGAATATGTAAGAAAAACTTTTGGTGATGTAATTGGACAAATTTGTTATGAGGTATTTCAAAATCTTTTGAATCCTTGTGATTTTTGTGATGTAAAATCAAAAATACAAGAAGAAGGAAAAGAATATACACGAATTTTTCACAACAAATCTTTACATAAAGTATTTTTTATTATTGATGTGGTATATGTAATAGAAGGAGAAAAATATAGATTTGAGAAAGCAATCGATATTACTAATCAAATGCCAATATTAAAGCAAATTTCTAAATCGTTTGTAAATGGAAACTAATGAAGTATTACAACAATTTTCTACTGCTGTTGACAAATTACTTACAGTTCAGGCAACACAACAAAATAAAAGATTTGAATGGGCAAAAGTACTTGTTGGACTTTCTCCTTTTCTAATTGGTAGTGCAATTGGAGTCATTGTTACATTTACAAACTTACAGAATAAAATCGATACGTTTGGAGATACAATTAAACAATTACAAACAGAAGTAAAAAACAATTTAGATCAGATGAAAACAGACGAGAATAATCGGGCTATTAAAGTGGATTATAATTTTGATTTAATTCAACGTACTCATTCAGATTTAAGATTTATTGATACCAAGAATTTGAATTAGCTATATCAAAAAGAAAAAACATATAAATATCAATAAAAAGATAGTGAATTACAGGTAATTGTGTTTTATATTTGTATTTTAATTTAATAACTTAACATTATGACTCTTTCGAAAATTACGAAAAAATTTACTGATTATACTACTCCAGAAGATGTAGTTCCTGTTTTATCGAGGGAATACAATTTGCTGGTAGATGCAGTAATTGCTGCTGAAGAGAGTTCGGATATTGCGTTGAAGGCTGATATTGCGAGCCCTACGTTCACTGGCACAGTAACGGTTCCGGCTACTGGTGTAACATTTACATCTAATGGAACTCTGGTTCGTTCTGGT